AAGGTATGGGCAGGGCTGCCCAAGGAGGCACAGGTCTTCAACCTTGAGAACAAGGGTGAGATGTCCGGTGCCCTTGAGTTCATTCAGTTCGTCAAGATGGTGATGCATGAAATCACTGGTGTGCCAGAGAGCGCACTCGGTCAGACGCAGCCCATCAGCAACACATCTGGTGTGGCTCTGGCCATCCAGTACCAGCCAATGATGAACCGCTACACCATGAAGAAGGTTCACTTCTCCAAGGGCTTGGAGCGCATCAATGAGTTGGTCATTCGTACGCAGGCTATCCACGAACCGTGGTCCCTATCGTGGAATGAGGGTTTGGCATCCATGCCAGAGAGCGACCAGTTGGTTGTCCTTGATCCTCGTAACCCGAACACGTACAAGACTTCTTGTCATTGGCCCGAGCCTTTGCCCGTCGATCAGTTGATCAAGCTGAACGAGATTCAGGCAAAGATGCTATTGGGTCTGGAATCCAAGCGTGGTGCCCTCAGGGTGCTTGGCGAAGAGTTCCCCAATGAGAAGATGGCCGAAATCTATGAAGAGTTGCGAGATGACGCCTTTGACCAAGGTGCTCTTGATATGATTAAGGCGCAGATCGCCGCAGCAGTCATGGCTTTGACTGGTGTGGTCCCGGTTGGAGACGGCCAACATCAGCCCGCTGAGCAGCCTCAGCCCAAGGCAGATGGTGCCCCCGCCCCCAACGCAAATGGACCGCTACCAGGCACGGCAGTGAAGATTGACGACGACATTGTAGACAACTTGGTACAGCGAGCATACGGTGGGAATCTAGCCCAAACCCGTGTGCCCGACACGGACTAGCACACGTTCACAACCTACGACACATTCGTTCAACTAAGTGAGGATCACTTATGACACCGACCAGATACACCTATGACGCATCCACCAATGAGTGGGTGTTCCCGAACGGCAAGCGCCTTCGTGTGATTAGTGGTGGTGACCCCACCGCAGACCCCGAAGCAGTACCCGTCATTGTCGTCCCCGGAGAGCCTGTCACTCCCGTCGTCCCTGCTGTCCCCACCGCCCCTGAGGCCAAGTTCACAGCAGAGGACATTGAGAACGCTCGTAAGCAGGAGAAGGAGAAGCTGTACGGCCGTCTTGAGGGCCTTGAGCAGCAGACCAAGCTGTTTCAGCAGGAGCGTGAGGAAGCACTGCGTGCAACCGCAGAGGCGCAAGCAGAGGCCGATGCCGAGCGCAAGCGCAAGGAAGAGGAAGAGTTGGGATTCAAGGACCTTCTGCTCCGCAAGGAAGACGAATGGTCATCCAAGTTCCAGTCCACTCAGACTGAGTGGGCAGAGCGCTTCGCTGCAATAGAAGCAGAGCGTGACGCACACGCAGCCTTATTGGACAAGGAGCGTCAGTTCCAGGCATTGGAGGCTTTCAAGCAGCGCCGCATTGTCGAAGAGGGCGACAACCTTATGCCGCATCTTCACAAGTACATAACCGGTGATTCTGAGGAAGCAATCGAGTCTTCGATTTCGGCAGCAAGAGACACAACGTCTGCTATTGTTGATGAAGTATCACAACTGGTCCCATCAAGGCCAGCAGTGCGACCGGTCCCGGCAACGGGACAGGCTCCTAGTGGGCCATCGGAGAACATGACGGGGCAGCAGACATACACCATGGATCAACTCAAGAACATGGATATGGCTTCGTACGCAGCAAACCGTGAAAGGCTCTTGGCGGCAGTATCCCGTAGGGGAAACTGACCACCACTCCCTAACCCATCACAACATCTATCCCACGGAGGATAAACTACAATGGCCCTTCCCGCACCGCAAGGTGGAGTAATCACGGGTGCTGACCTGAGCGCCGTCACCACGACTGGCTACTCAAGCGACACAAGCTTGACTCCTGCAATCCAGACCATCTGGTCCAAGGAGATTCTGTTCCAGGCAATGCCCGTCCTCCGCTTCGAACAGTTCGCTGTCAAGAAGACCGAACTTGGTGTTCAGCCTGGTCTGACCATCAACTTCATGCGTTACAACAACCTAGCCGTCGATGAGACTGGCTCTGAGTTGACCGAAGGTGTCCGTATGGAGCCTGTCGCCCTCTCAGCTAGCCAAATCCAGATCACGGTCAAGGAGCACGGTAAGGCAGTCGCCGTTACCGAGCTATTGCTCAACGCTTCCTTCGATGACGTCATGGCTTCCGCCTCCCGTCTTCTCGGCCGTCACATGGCACAGTCCATGGACGTTCAGGCCCGCAACACGCTATACACCAACGGTGTTCCGTTCGGTGGTGGCTCTGCTGTGGCCCCGAGCGTTGTCTTCGGTCGTGTGAAGCAGTCAGGCTCTATCACCACGATCAGCCCGTACGACCCCGGTACCGTTGGTACCGCAGCTTCTCCTGGCTACCTCAGCCCTGCATCCGTCAAGGACGCCGTGACTGTGCTCGCCGGTCAGAACATCCCTCGCCTTGGCGACACGTACGTCTGCTTCGTCCACCCCGCTCAGAGTCGTTCACTTCGTGACTGGCCTGAGTTCATCGAGGTAACCAAGTACGCCGCCCCCGGCAACTTCATGCTTGGTGAGATTGGCCGCATTTATGATGTGGTCTTCATCGAGACGACCCAGGTCCAGAAGGGCCTCACCGTTCCTGCCGACCTTGATCCTGTAACCGGTGGTGCACAGGCACCTGCAGCCGAGTCCTACAGCGCCATCATGATCGGTGACAACGCATTCGGTCACGCTATCAGCCTCCCGGTTGAGCTACGTGACGGTGGCGTCATCGACTTCGGTCGTGAGCACGGACTCGCCTGGTACTCCATTTGGGGATTCGGCGTGATCACTCACGAAAGCCGTGTGATCATCAACACCTTGGGTGGCTCTATCTCCTGATAGCCCCTACCCAGGATGACTAACCTAAGACCCCCCCTGTGAAAGCAGGGGGGGTCTGTATTTGCATGCTATGATGTTTCCGACACCCACTTGAGACACTTAGGAGAAGAGTATGTCCACCGCCGTCAAGCCCGCCGAGTTCGTTGCAGAAGACGAGCAAGTTCAGTTGGACTTCCATGAGCAGGATGCCATTGTCGTAGGAAAGGCCACAAAGCGTGCCCGTGTCAAGGGCACGTGGCACATGGTCTACGGTGAATGGGTCTACGACTTCGTGGATGCACAGTTCTACGAACTGCCGTTCGAACTGTTCATGTATCTCAAGCAGCGTGGTTGCATTTACGACACAATGATCTGATCTAGGAGACTCATGCCGCTCATCATCCCCAACGCTGGTGACACTACTGGCGGCAACAAGTACGAATCATTGGATCAGGCTGAGCCAGACGCACTCGATTTCGAGACTCTTGGATACCTTGGTTCCGGTGTCGTATCTGGATGCCTCGTAACCACCAACAATAGCAACGCTACTGTGGCCGTGTCCGCAGGTGTCGTTGTGCTGGGCGGCGTCCCCTACGCAGTGTCAGCCAACTCTGGCTTGTCCATTCCGGCATCCCCTGCTGATAATCGCTTTGACATTGTAGTTGCCAGGGTATCGGCTGGTGTGGCGTCATTAGTGGTGGTGCAGGGCACCAACTCAAGCACCAATCCTACGTACCCTAAGAGCGCTTCTGTGCTCACGGGGGCACCGTCCCCCACCACCAACGTGGACTTCTCCACCGATGTGGTACTCGCAGCCCTGTACCGCTCAGGCAGCAACGCTGTCACCACCAGCCGTATCGTGGACAAGCGAGTCATGCAGACGTTCTCCATTGGTAACCAGGGTTCTGCAATCCCCACTACCTTGATCGGCACAGGTGCTCTGTACCTCAAGACCGGCGACCCCACCGGCCCTGCATCGGGTGTGTACGTGCAGACAAGCACGGGAGCCTGGATAGAGCTAGCGCAGAACGTTGGTTCCCATCTTCCCATTGGTGCCGCTGTGGCATGGCCATCCAAGCAGACCGTACCCGTTGGTTGCGTAGAGTTGAATGGTCAGGCTCTCGCTGTGTCTGCCTACCCTGCAGCCTTCGCTGCGTGGGGGTATGACCATTGTGGCGCTGGCGCTACATTCAACGCCCCCAACTGGAACAACAAGTATCTTCGTGGTACCACCAGCACGGGCACGGTGGCCACCAACGTGGGCGCTGACAGCATCACACTGGCCGAGGCACAGTTGCCCGCCCACGTCCACACGTTGGCTAACCACACGCACACGCTGTCCCATGAGCACGTAATCAGCCACACCCACTCATCTACCTCTACAGATTCCGCCTCCCCCTCTGCCATGTCTGGCTCTTCTGACCAGCAACAGCCCCCCGTTAGAGTAGGTATAGACCCTGGGTTTATCGGAGCGTACGACCTGTTCTACGACTTCGCTCAGATCGTGTTGAACGGAGGATGGCCCACCAGTGGACCTGCCGGTGTCTTGTACGGCGATGAGGGTTCTGTTCCCGGCATCTCTCGTCTTCCCCACCTTGGTACACGTCCCGATCTGTGGAATCCCGGTAGGCGTTGGCCGTTCCAGTATGCTCACTCACACTCTGTCACTGTCAACGCAGGCGGCTCCCACTCACACGGCATTCCTGCTATAGGGTTCTCTGGCAATAGCACAGGTCAAACCAACAGCACCACCAGCCAGGCCACTGGCAACACAGGCAATGTTGGTTCTGGAACAGCCGTGGACGTGCGCCCCGCCTCCACACACACCCGTTGGATAGCCCGTGTAAGCCTGGGTACAGACACCACCACCATTGGTGCCAAGGCCCGTGTCTTCTCCTACAGTTCCGACGTGGAGAACCCGACCGTTGCCGAGACGTATCTATGGGTGGCCGCATTCGACTGCGTGATCCAGACCGTCAGGGCCATGCGTCTTGACGGCACCACCTTGACCCTCAACATCCGGGTCAATGATGCCACCAACGCCCTTGCCAGCGATTTGAACCTAGTGAACGCCGGTACCTGGTACTCAGCCACATCAGCCAATGTCCCGGTCCTAGCCGGTCAGTTGGTGGAAGTCAAGGTCCAGACCGTATCTGGTTCACCCACATTGGCCCACGTTCAGGTGGACTTCGCACAGTACTGATTTGGCCCCCCATTGGAGAACAAGGTGATAGTATGAACACCAGAACAACGCCCACACTAGATGAGTATGTGCAGGCATTTCTAACCCAAATGCATGCTCCTGTGAAACAAAGGACCGTGTTCACCCAGGCCGGTAAGGTAGTGGTGAGGTCCAACGGAACGAAGACCTTGTACGGCCCCAACGGGCAACCAATCAAGGTCATTGAGGACCCTGAGGGCGGAACCCAAATAGAACACGGCGACCATCTTCATGCCGTGGTTCGTCCGAGACTTATCACCACAGGAGTGAGACACTAATGGCAATGGCATCCGGGGTTTACGGACCCTTCCTCAGGGACGCAATCAACAACGCCAAGGCATTCGCCTTGAACGCCTCAGACGTCGTGAAGTATCAGTTGATTGCTGACGCATACACACCCGCCTTCGACACCCATGACGAAGAGGTAGACATTACCAACGAAGTGACTGGTACCGGCTACACCACTGGTGGAGAGACACTTAGCACACCCACGTTCGTCATCGCCTCAGGCTTCGCAACCTTCGACGGCGTTGATGTGTCCCTCTCAACTACCACTTTGGCCAACGTGCGTGGCACGGTACTGTTCGACAACACGTTGGCTGGCCTCCCCTTACTAGCCGCTGTTACGTTTGGTGCTGACTACTCCACGACCGCAGGCACCTTTGCCATTACCTGGAACGCCTCCGGTATCT